GAGATTAATTTTGGCAAAAATCCGGTCTTACGCTGGTGCGCCGACAACATGGTGATCCGGGTCGATGCGGCCGAAAACATCAAGCCGGACAAAGAAAAGGCGCGCGAGCGCATCGATGGCGTCGTGGCACTGGTGATGGCGCTCGGTCGCGCTAGCCTACATTTTGATTCGATTAGCGTTTACGAAGAGCGCGGATTACGGACACTATGAAAACAATAGCAGCCATAAAATCGCTTTGGGCGCGCGTGACGACCGCCAACCAGCCATCCGCAGCCCGAGGTTTTATCATACCGGCGCGGGCCGCCGGCATGTATGTCGATCATGACAGCGCCTTGACATATAGTGCCGTTTATGCCGCCGTGGCCTACCGCGCCGAGACCATCGCATGCCTACCGTGGCGCGTTTACGGCAACCTTGCGGGCGGCGGCAGTGAGCATTTGACCAGCCACCCGTGCGACGCGATTTTACACCGGCGCCCCAACCCCTACATGACGCCCTTTGACCTTAAATGCTTTTTTTTGTCACAGGCCCAATTATGGGGCAATGCCTACGCCGAAATCGAGTTCGATATCGCCGGCCGCCCACGCCGCTTATGGCCGATCACAGCGGATCGGGTACAAGTCAATTACAGCCCTGAGGGCGATCTGATTTACGAGATCAATAATCGCAGCGGGCCAAAGACTATTATGTCACCGGCTGAGATCTTTCACCTTGCGGGGATGGGATTTGACGGTATTCAGGGGTACTCGATCATCAGCCTGGCACGCCGGGCGATCGGCGAGGGTTTAGCCGGCGACGAATTTATGAATAACTTTTATGCCAACGGCACGGTTTTGAGCGGCGGCCTGAAACACCCAAAGGTTTTGGGGGAGGAAGCCTACAAAAGGCTCAAGGATGATTTTAAGCGTAGCTACGGCGGCGCCAAAAAAGCCTGGCAGCCGATCATCCTCGAAGAGGGCATGGAATGGCAAGCGTTCGGCATGCCGCTGAAAGATGCCCAATTTATCGAGCAGCGCAACTTTTCTATATCCGACATTGCGCGCTGGTTTAGGGTGCCGCCTCACAAAATCGGTTATCTGCAAGAGGCGACCTATTCCAACATAGAGCAGCAAAGTATCGAAAGCGTGCAGGATTCAATCCTGCCCTGGGTGATCCGCTGTGAAGAAGAAGCCAATTTCAAGCTGATCAGTGCACGCAACCGCAATAGCGTTTTTACGAAAATGAGCATGCAGGGGCTACTGCGGGGAGACAGCCAGAGTCGCAGCGAGTATTACAAGACCATGCGCGATCACGGTCTTATGAGCGCTAACGAAATCAGGGAGCTGGAAGAACTCAACCCGATCGGCGCGGCCGGCGATAAATTCGTCATGCAAAGCCAATTTGCGACCCTGGAAGACATCGCCGCAGGGCGGCAAGCGCAGCCACCGGCGGACCAGCAGACGGACAACCAACCGCCGGACCAGGATCAAGCTCCGGCTGATTTAGAGGCCGTCTGGCGGCCGATCGTCGGCGAAATCATTACGGGTATGATCAACCGTGAGAAGGTGCACGCCATTAAGGCCTACAAGAAAACTAGCACGTCTTCCGATTACCAGCGTTATATCTTCAACTATTGGAACGATCATTCAGGGTACACCCATGACAAATTGACCCTGTTGGCGAACAGCATCGCGCGCGATTATCATAACGGCTCCGGTTTGAAACGCACCGCTGAGATCAAACCGGTTTTGCAAGCCTACACAGACAGATCAAAGGCGACCATGATCACGTATCACGACTACGGCGGCGGCGAGCCTGATTTGATCTGGAATACAGAATACTATCAAGCCATGATAACGCGGACCACGAAAAATTTAATAAGCCAGGTAATCAACGGCATGGAGCAATCATGAAAAAAAGTAAAATGGATAAAAAGGGATTCAGGAGTTTAAAGGCCGGCAACACGGCCGAACTTTACATCTATGATGATATCGGAGATAGCTGGATGGGCGGCATCTCCGCCAAGGATGTCAAAGATGAGCTTAAAAGAATAGGAAAAGTTGACGCGATTGAAGTATATATCAATTCTGCCGGCGGCAGCGTTTTCGACGGTACGGCCATTCACACACAACTAGAACGCAATACATCCAAGATCAACGTACATATCGACGGGCTGGCGGCCAGTATCGCCAGCCTGATCGCCATGGCCGGGGATACCGTCAGCATGGCCCAAAACGCCATGCTGATGGTGCATGATCCATGGATCGTGACGGGCGGCACTGCCAAGGAGCTGCGCGAGCAGGCCGACGTGATGGACAAGATCAAAGATAAGCTGGTCGATACCTATGCCAAAAAAACAGGCCAAGACAAAGAATTGATCGACGGCATGATGGCGGCCGAAACCTGGATTGACGCCGAAGAAGCCTTAGACCTTGGCTTTATCGACACAGTCGACGAGCCCTTGCGTATCGCCGCGCACTGTGATTGCAGCAAGTTTAAGAATTGTCCGGACCATCTCAAGTTGTCTAAATTCACGCTGGTAAAAGATGCCAAACCGGCAGACGGCGCGCTCAAATCGCGCCTGGCACACGCCGCTAAAACAATTACGAAAATTAAGCAACAAACGGGCTGAAAGCAGCTCGCAGAACCGCCTCGGAGTTGGAAAGCCTATTTCGAAGGCCTTGTATGAAAAACCTACAACACATTGATTAACCAGACAAGGAGATACAAACAATGGTTTATGATTATTTAAAATTTAGGCTAATGGCGATCTATTCTGGGGCCCGCATGCTGAACATCGCCCGCAGTCTGGAAGACCTGAAAGACGCATTAATCGACCTTAACAATCAGATGAACGTCATCCAGGAATCGGCCAAAAATGAAGACCGCGAACTATCCGAGGACGAACTCGGTCAATTAAAAGCACTTTTGGATACTTTCGATGGGCTTGAGGAAGAACTCAAGCTACGCCAAAGCATCAAGGATAAGACCGATCTTTTGACGAAACCCTCCGGCAGAAAGACGGAACCCAATCAGCTTAACGACGGTATCGCGCGCCCGGATGATAGCTCGCCGCAACCCGCCAGACGGCCGCGCGGCCACGATATCCAAATCATGACCCCGGCCAATTTCATCCGCACCCATGGATTTGACAACTTAGGCGAGTTTGCCGTCTCAGTCCGGGCGGCCAGTCGCGGCAGCGGCATGTTGGACCCACGCCTGGTGCGCAATGCACCCACGACCTACAGCACGGAGGGCATCGGCGCCGACGGCGGGTTTGCCGTGCCGCCGGATTTCCGAGCCGCCATCATGGAAAAAGTGCTGTCCGAAGACAGCCTCCTGGCCCGCACAGACCGATTAGAGTCATCATCTAATACCATCATCCTGCCCAAAGACGAAACAACTCCCTGGCAGTCGACGGGCGGCGTGCAAGCCTATTGGGAGGGCGAGGCCGATCAACTCGCACAATCCAAGGTAAGTTTACAGCAGGAAACCTTGCGCCTTAACAAACTGGCCGCGCTGGTGCCCGTCACCGAGGAACTCCTCGAAGATGCGCCCAGCCTTGACAGTTATCTACGCCGTAAGGTGCCGGAAAAGTTCGATTTCAAGATCAATCTGGCCATGGTGCAGGGCACGGGCGCCGGCCAGCCCACCGGCATTATCAATGCCAACTGTTTAGTCTCGGTCACGAAGGAATCTGGCCAGGCGGCCGACACCATCCAGTTTGAGAATATTGTTAACATGTGGTCGCGCATGTACGGCCCTTGCCGATCACGCTCAGTCTGGCTGATCAACCAGGACATCGAGCCTCAGCTCTTTACGATGTCTTTTGAGGGCACATCGTCGAGCGTGCCGGCTTATCTGCCGGCCAACGGACTCTCAGCATCTCCCTATGGTACTCTCATGGGCCGCCCCGTAATCCCGACACAGGCGTGCGAGACCCTGGGCGATAAAGGGGATATCATCCTGGCGGATTTTTCTCAATATTTGACGGCACTTAAAACCGGCGGCGTCAGGGCCGAGACCAGTATCCATCTCTGGTTTGATTACGATATGACGGCATATCGTTTCATTATGCGCGTCGCCGGTCAACCCTGGTGGACGTCATATATTACCCCGCGCGACAGCAGTAATTATTTGAGTCCTTTCGTTACACTCGATGAGCGCGCCTAATCGTGTCGAGCCGCTGAGATGGCCCTAGCGAGGCGATCGCCGCCGGACCCATAGGTAGGTCTGGATGGTTTAATTAATTAATATATATACAAAACTTAGACGGGTTGCAACGGGCACCCGTCTCACAAGAGCATAAGGAGTTGAAAATATGAATGCACACCATCACGAGGAATGGGCGCTTTGCGGGACGCTGGACCCGCAAGCGGTCGTCGATACGGAGCTATTTACAGACGTGATCGACATGGCCGATTTCCATCAGGCCGAAGCCGCCTTTTTGTTGGGCGGGTGGGCCTCCGAAACGATCGTCTGTCGGGCCGTGACCTGCGACTCGGCCGGCAACAACGCCGCCGCACTGAAAACGGCTGACACCCTGGCAGCGCACGCCACCAATAATGACAACGTGCAAGTGATTATTTCCGTCAGGGGCGAAGATTTGCCTGGCACGACCAATGCCGACCGCTACATCAAGTTCGGCATCGTATCCGGTTCGAGCTCGGGCGGTACGGCGGCGATCGCCGTGTTCGGCCAGGCCAAGTCAAAACCGGCGACGGCCTTCGATCTGAGCAGCATTAAAGAAATCGAAACCGACAACGACTAATTAGATCATGATCGCGCAGAAGCGAATATGATAGGCCGGCGGCGCGCATAACCTTGGGGTATCGAGCACGCCGCCGGTCGCCATTAATCGATGCTTAAATACTTTTTATTTTGTGTCATTGTTATTTTGCTGATCGTGTTTGTATATTCTCTTTGGGTATATTCGCGCATCAAGAGAATTTACGAGGATGAAAACTACCCAAATAGTGAGTTTTTATACGTCGACCGTCTGAAGGATTACTATGAAAACAATTAAAGTTGTGTTCAACCAACATTGTGAGCCGCAGGACAAAAGCGGCCGCGTCTATGAAGCCGGCAGTATTCACGAACTCCCGTCGACCAGTGCGCGCCATTGGATCAAGCGGGGGGCGGCCGGCGTGTATCACGAGCCCATCAAGGAGAAGAGTAAAGGTGCCGTCGGAAAAAAAACGCCCGAGGAAAAAAAAGAAGTTCAAAAGACTATCAAGATGGATGTCAAGGCTTAATGCCGAGACAGACCGTCATATCGCCGGTATGGTATGGCAAAACGGCCGTAGTGATTGGCAGCGGACCGAGCCTGTCTCTAAAACAGATCGCCATGATCTGGCAGGCCAAGGAAGCTAAAAAAATCGGTGTGATCGCCGTTAACGACAATTACCAAATAGCTCCATGGGCGGATTGGGTTTACGGCTGCGACTATAAATTCTGGCAATGGCATGAGCACATCGTATTTCAACACTTTGACGGCAAAAAATGTACAACCGACGAAAAAGCGGCGAGCAAATGGCCCACCCTCCATTATCTAGTCGGCGAGCATCGCCCAGGGTGGTCGTGTGACCCCGGCATGCTGCATTACGGTCGCAACAGTGGTTATCAAGCTTCTAATTTAGCATTTTTGCTGGGAGCTGCTAAGATTATCCTTGTAGGTTTTGACCATCGCTTTCCCAAAAACCAGGCGCACTGGTTCGGCGACCATCCCGACAAGGTCAGGAGCTGGTACGAGAACTGGACAGTGTGCTGGCAGAGTATTCTACCACAGGCAGATGAATACAGAATAGAAATCATCAACGCCACGCCTGACAGCGCGCTTAAGGTTTTTAAGTATGTGCCGTTAAAAGAGGCTTTGAATGGAACCTAACAACATCGTCATAGACCAACATCGCATAGTCTTTATGTGCCTTGCCAAGTGTGCTTCGACGTCCATTCAAAAAGCGATCGTAACGGCCTTAGGGCTCGATCCAACCAAAGATATAAACAGACATCCACAGCTATCATGGCAGACAAAAGAATACATTTACCAGCACTGTTTAAACTACGACATTGTGGCTTTTGTCAGAGATCCGCACAGCAGACTGGTCAGCGCCTATCGTGACAAGGTCGAGACCGCAGTCCATCCGGCATTTAAAAAGCTTGGATTTACAGTCGGCATGGGGTTTACGCGCTTTGCCAAGCTTGTCTGTCATACACCCGATGCGGTGGCAGACCAACATTTTAGAAGTCAGTATTATGATTTGACTTATAACAATATCTTTCTGCCGACGACTATGGGCCGCGTAGAATGCATATCCGACGATTGGGAAATCCTGCGGCAGAGTCAAAAAAGGCTTGTGTTACCTGAACTGCCGCACGAGCGTCGGGCCGATTATGTGCCGTATATGGATTATTACAATAGTTCGGGGTTATTCATGATCGTTGGTATCCGCTATCGTATGGACAGGTCATTCTTTGCTCGTTGGTTATGATAAAAATCATACTCATAGGTGACGGTCAACACGCTGATCGATATTTGACGGCCTTTGGGCAAGGCCTCGGGCGCCATGGCCAGTCCTTTTCACGCCAGCGAACAGGTGTCTCAGCGGCCGCGGACTTAGTCGTATTCTGGGCTCATCGGCGGCATATGATCATTAAAAAGCAGTTGGATGACGGCCATGATTATCTGGTCATGGAACGGGGCTTCGTCGGCGCGCGTTTTGATTATACCAGCCTTGGGTATAATGGTCTTAACGGCCGCGCCGATTTTGTGAATGCCAATGTCCCCGATGATCGTTTTTATCTTTTTGAACACTTCATGCGCGCATGGCGTGGTCTAAACGGAAAATATTGGGTGATCATGGGACAGGTCGCGGGCGATGCCAGTATCGAACACTGCGACATCCAAAAATGGTATGAAACTATGGTTGCTACGATTAAAAGCAACAGCAGTATACCGATCGTCTACCGGCCGCACCCACTGAGCCGGCAATATGAGAAGCCTGGCGGCACCCACTTAAGAAGCGGAACCCTCAACGAGATTCTATCAAATGCCAGGGGTGCCGTGACGTACAACAGCAACAGCGGCGTCGACGCCGTCTTGGCGGGGGTGCCGACAATGGCGCAGGACAAGGGCAGCATGGCTTACCCCGTGGCCGCTCACGATTTCGAAGCGCTATCGACCGCCGCCAATGAGCCCGACCGCGTGGCCTGGTTGCAATGCCTCAGCTATTGTCAATGGAGCCTATCCGAGATTATCGACGGCACCGCCTGGCAGCACTTAAAACGGAGATACGCGTAATGGTCATACAAGAAGTCACAGCGCCGACCGTCGAGCCCTTAAGCCTTGCAGATATCAAGCGCCACGTGCGCGTCGAGTGGGATTTCGAGGAAGATGACACCTATCTCAGGACGCTGATCAAAGCCGTGCGTTTTTTTACCGAAAATTATACCGGCGCCGCCCTGGTGCAACGGACCTATGACTATTGGCTGGATAGTTTTCCGCGTGGCAGTGGCTTGATGTTGCCGCGCCCGCCCCTGACTTCGGTCAGCACATTGACCTATACGGACTACGCGGGCACCCAAACAAGCATGAGCCTTTCGACGGACTACACCGAAGACAGCCCGCCGGCGCTGGTCAGCGACCCCGACCTGGTCGTCGACACCGACAGCCTGCCGGGCCGCCTGGTGCTGGCTTGGGGCAAGGTCTGGCCGTCTGTGACCCTGAACCCCGTCAACCCGATCAGAATACGTTTCACGGCCGGTTATGCCGACGACGGCGGCAGCCCGGCTGACTACCGGGTGAACATACCAATGGACCTAAAGCTCGGCATGTACCTAATTTTGGCGGATTGGTTTAATCAGCGCGAAGACAACAGCCTGGGCGTGCCAATCTACCGCATGCCGCGACCGGCTGAGGCCTTGCTCAATCAATACCGCTATTGGGGGGTTTGACATGCATGCCGGCAGAATGAACCGCCGCATCGAGATCCAGCAGGTTGTCGAGGTTTTAAATTCCTTTAATGAACCGATCGAGACCTGGAAAAAATATCGGACAGTATGGTCTGAAGTCGTACCGGTGCGGACGTCATCCGGGGAGGCCTTTCGCGCACCACAGTTGGTCAGTGTCAATCGTGTAATATTTAGAATCAGATATATCAGCGGTATCACCAACAAAATGCGGATCAGTTATGGCGGGGATTATTACGATATTAAAACTTCAGCGGAATTAGGCCGCCGGGAAGTGCTCGAAATACTGGCAGAACTCAGTGAGGGGTAGAAAATGGGGCTGTATCCAAAATACTTCGTACTTAAACCCAGGGCAAAAAATGCTGAAGACGTTCGAGCACGGGCTTCGCAAGAAGCTATGATGACATATGCCGAGATTATCAGGGAGTCTGACGAAGAATTGGCAGCAGATCTGCTCGACTGGATGCGGCGTGAAACGGAGCGTCAATGCAAGTTGAATTTTCAATAGCGGGCGCTGCGGAGATCGATGCCGTACTTAAGGCGTTGCCGCTAAAAATACGAAAGAAGGTTATAGGGCCCGCTACCAGATCCGGTGCGCAGATCATCAGGAAAGAAGCCGAGAAGCTGGCGCCTTACGATCAGGACCGGGAAAGAGGTGTACACCTTAAGGATGAAATCATTGTACGTAAAAAAAGGCGCACCAATGATATTTACCTGGTGGGGGCCTCCAATCGCGTGCCGCATGCCCATCTGGTCGAATTCGGTACCGGGCCGCGCCCGTTCAAAAAACCGCATTGGGTTTTATTGGGAGGTTTTAATTGGGTATATGTGAGGCATGCCGGCAGTATGACGCCTCAGCCATTTTTACGGCCGGCGCTGGATAATAAAGCCCGCGAGGCGATTGATAAAATAGGCCAACGTCTCGGTGATCTCACGGAGCGCTGGGCGGAACGTTTGGCCGGAGCATATAAAACCAGTGGCCTACGACCCGGCAAGAGGAGGCGCAGCAGATGAGTATAGAATCTGGTCTGGTGGCTTACCTTAAGACAGATACGGATCTAATGGTTTTAGTCGGCAACGGCGACAGTCCAATCACATGTAGAATATACCCTGTGCGCCTGCCACAAAATTGGACGGCTCCGGCCATTACCTATCAGCGTATATCCGGATCACGCCTACATCATTTGAACGGCCCGGCCGGACGCGCCCACCCACGGATACAATTCGATATCATGGGCGATACTTACGCTTCGGTGCGATCAGTGGGCGACAAATTACGGATTGCTTTGGACGGTTATGCCGGTTCCATGGGCAGCGAGACGGTGGGCGTAGCTACAATTGAAAATGATTTCGATGGTTACCTGAGCGATACGGATACTTTCAGAATCAGTATGGATTTCACTATTTGGCACGTAGAAACTTAACTTAAAAGGAGTAAAAAATGGCAACTATTCAATCACAGGCGTGTTCGTTCAAAGTCGGCGACGGCGCCAGCCCGGAAGTGTTCAATGCCGTCGGACAGGTAACCGCGATAGACGGCCCCAGTGGATCGGCACCGGTTATCGATGTCAGTAACTTAGCGAGCACTTTTCGTGAAAAAAACATGGGTCTACCCGACGAAGGTCAAATCACTCTAAATCTGCAATATGACCCCGACGACACCGGACAGACCCGGCTTAAAACCCTGCGCACCGCTCGCAGCCAGGGAAATTTTATTGTCACTCTTTCAGACAGCCCGGCGACAACGTGGACCTTTAGCGGGTATGTTTTGGAGTTTTCAAAATCGATACAGATCGATGAGGTGGTTATGGGTAGCGTCACCGTAGAAATTGACGGCGCCGTGACGGAAGCCTAATATAATTCAGTATAAAAGGCGGTGAGTGTGGAATTATTAAAAGAAGACATCATCAACCGTGATGACCGAACGCTCACAAAAATCAACGTGCCTGAGTGGGGGGGGCACATATATATCCGGCCCCTGAGCGGTATAGAGCGCGTAGCTTATGAGGAGAGCGTTGCCGCTTTACCCAAAGATGAAAAAAACGGCATACAGGTGATTACGCGATTTTTAGCGATGGTCTTGACGGATTCCAAGGGCGACCGGTTGTTTAGCGAAAATGATCATAATGAGCTTGCTAAAAAACGCTGGGATGTGATTATGCGTATATTTAATAAAGCCGGCCGGATTAATGCCATTGACGAGAAAAGTATCGATGAGCTGGAAAAAAACTGATCAGCCGGCCTCGCCGGCGCTTTTATTTTCGTTTGGCATTAGCCTTAGGGTATGCGCACCCGCTCCACTTACTCAAATGCTTAACCAGCCACCAGGTGGCCGAATGGGCGGCCTACTATCGTATCGAGCCCTGGGGCGAGGAGCGGGGTGATTACCGGGCAGCTATTATCAGCAGCACGGTATATAATATGCAACGCGCCAAGCGCGCTAAACTACTAACTCCGAAAGATTTTATGCCGAAATTCGGGGCTGAAATTGCTCAGAGCGTGGCTCATAAAATACGACATACATTTACAAGTTTTAAAGAAAAAAAAAGCAATAAATAAATCATGGCTAAAACCGTAGGCAACATCGTCGTTCAGTTACAGGCCAATAGTGCCGGATTTAACCGCGACATGCGCAAGGCGCAGCAACAGGTGAGTTCAACGTCCGCAGGCATTAATAAAAGCCTAGGCTCTATGGAGCGCAGCTTTAAAAGTCTGCGCGCTAAAACGCAATTACAGATAAAAAGCTTTTTCTCTTTGCGCAAGGTTGTGGGGGCGTTGCTTGGCACTGGTGGTTTGGGTTTACTTATTAACCGGTCTTTACAAGCGGCCGATGCTATTTCTAAAACGGCCGATAAAATCGGTATATCTACCAAGGCGTTGCAAGAATACCAGTTTGCCGCCTCACAAAGCGGTGTAGAAACCAGCACCTTAAATATGGCCTTGCAACGCTTTACGCGACGTGTCGCTGAGGCCGCTCAGGGAAAAGGTGAGCTTAAAGACGTTTTAGAACAATATGGAATCGCCGTCCGGGATGCCGGCGGCCGCACGCGGAAGACCACAGATATATTAGAAGATTTGGCCGAGGTCGTTAAAAACACGGAGAGCTCCGCCGAACAGTTGAGAATTTCGTTTAAAGCTTTTGATTCGGAGGGAGCCGCTCTCGTCAATATGTGGAGAGATGGCAAGGATGGCCTTAAAAAATACGCCGATGAGGCTAATCGTTTCGGAATTATTTTAGAAGATGCTGTGACACGCAATGCCGCCAAGGCGAATGATGCCCTGGACAAAATGGGCAGGATAATCAGTGCTACGTTTACTAAGGTTGTGGCAGAGAATGCGGACTCATTGGCAGCGGCCGTCGAGAAACTGGCGACTGCTATGAGCAAGGTAGCCGTGTTTGCCGGCTTGCGTTCTATTATAGGTACCACCATGCAAGGTATGGCGATGGTACAAAAAGGACAGCTTGATTACATAACATTTATTAATGCCGGCTGGCGCGAGCGGCAGAAAATGGTTGATGACATCCTAAAAAAGCAGCAACAACTTGGAGCTATCAGCCAACATGAGGCTTTCCGGCTTAGCGAATCGACACGCGGTGTCCCCACTGGTGGGGTAACGCCCAGGGCGGCCCCCACTACGATAACGCCGGTGGTTGACAGGATCACGGCCACCACTCCAAAGGTGGCCCGGCAAGTGCGCAACGAAGCCGAAGAAGTCGCCAAACAATATACCGAGGCTTTTAATGATGCCGTGATGCTTTACAGCGGCGAGATCGAGTCACCGGGGTTGACGGCCGCCCGTATTTTTAGCATGGAATATGAGCACCGGATTAATTCCGTTACGCAGGCGCTTGATGAATTCTACACGGAAATCGATGCCGCTGCCGCTGCGACCACTACCGCCGCTGATGACATGGCGGGCGGTTGGACTAAATTGGGCAGATCTATAAGCAGCGTTACAAACGGCATGAGCAATGCCTTTACTGAATTTATCATGACCGGCCGCCTCGATTTCAAGGAGATGGCGGCATCTATTATCGGAGATCTGATCCGGATACAGGCGCAGGCGGCCGCCATGCAGATTTTTGGCGGGTTGAGCGGCGGCCTTGCAGGGCTCTTTGGGGGCGGGGCTGCGCCGATCACCATGCAGCATGGGGGATACATAGGTGAATCTGTTTTTGGAGTCGGCCGCGAAAGTGGCCGCAGCTACGAGTTTCATCCCCACGAATTCGTAGTGCCGATAGAAAATAACGTACAGCATGGAGAGCGCCGGGGTGGGGTAAACAATTTCAACATAGTTGTGCAGGCGCCCGAAGGTCGCGTACCACGCGAATCCATAAACCAGATGCAAACTGCGCTGGCCCGCAGCATGCAGCGCCAGGTACATAGAGCACAGTGACTACTTTTATTGAAACACCAAGCTTTCCGCTAACGATTGCGTTCGGTAGCGCCGGAGGGCCGCAGTATAAGACCGTTATCGTCATCGCCGGTGGTGGTGCTGAAAGCCGCAATTTAAAATGGACCTATCCGCTGCATGCTTATGATGCCGCCTGCGGTGTTAAAACCCTGGCGGATATGGAAGATTTGATCGCTTTTTTTCATGTAACGGCCGGGCGCGGCCTCGGTTTTCGATTTAAAGATTTTGCCGACTTCAAATCCTGCGCCCAGGCGGACACTCCGGCGGCCACAGATCAGACGATCGGTACCGGGGACGATGCGGAAACCGATTTTCAACTCGTTAAAGTGTATGCTCACGGCGCGTACAGTCGCAGTCGCAATATTACTAAGCCTGTGACCGGCAGCGTCTTGATCAGTATCGACGATGTCGCGCAGGGCAGTGGCTGGTCAGTAGATACCACCACCGGTATAGTCACGTTTGACACGGCGCCGGCAACCGACGAAGTGATCAAGGCGGGCTATGAATTTGACGTCCCTTGCCGATTTGACACCGATACCCTATCCAGTGTGTGGGAGGAGTATGAACTGCTTTCCGCCAGTGTGCCGATTATCGAGGTGCGCCTATGAGTAGGACTATCGGCGCATCGCTTTTATCTCATTTCGGCCTGGATGTCACGACGGTAACGATTTGTTACCACATATTGAGAAAAGACGGTACGGAGCTGGGTTTCACGGACCATGATGAGGATTTGACGGTCAGTGGGTTGACGTACCAATCATTGGCGGCGGCCGACAGCTCGGCCTTGAAATCAATGGCCGGTTTGAGTGTCGATATCGCCGATGCATCCATCGTGCTGGATGCGGCGGGTATCACAAAAGAAGATATTATGGCTGGTCGTTATGAAAATGCGGCATTATGGATCTTCGCGGTTAATTACAGTGCCATTGCGGCCCAAGGAAGTGTAACACTCTCTTACGGGCGCATTGGCGAGGTCAAACTCAATGGAGAGGTGGCCACCTGCGAGTACCGGAGCTTGACCCAATTGTTACAAAAAAAAATAGGCCGCACGTACACGCCGGGCTGTGACGCGCAGCTCGGGGATACTCGCTGCGGGGTCGATCTGGATGCCAGCCCGTCATCGTATAAAGTCAATGACACGGTTGCGGGAGTTACCAGCCGGGCGGTTTTTACAGCGTCTGGTACCGGTGACGCGGATTATATCAACGGGCGCATCGTATGGACCAGCGGCGACAATAACGGGCTGAGCATGGAGATTAAGACCTGGCCGTCTGCTTCTAACACCGTGACATTAATTTTACCGATGCCTTTTACGATAGCCGTCAGTGATACGTTTACAGCCTATGTTGGATGCAATAAAACATTTGACGACTGTAAGGACCGGTTTTCGAACGGGGATAATTTTAGAGGCTTTCCGCATGTTCCGGGGTTTGACAAATTACACGAACATAGCGGTTGGAGATGATGCATGTATGATGATGAAGCGGAAATAAAAGGCCGTATTATCGGCTGGGCGCGCGAATGGCTGGGGGTGCCCTACCTGCATCAGGGGCGCAGCCGGTTGGGTGTGGATTGTGTCGGCGTAATTGTGGATATCGCCAAACGTCTCAACATGTCCGTGCAGGACTGGCAGCGATATCCGAGGGTGCCGCATGCCGGGCGGTTGCTAAAATCCTTTCGTGCACATTTAATAGAAATACCCTCAAAAGACTTATCGCCGGCGGATGTGGTGTTGATGAGCTGGCGGCAGGAACCCCATCATGCCGGCATCATCAGCAGAATAGGCAATGAGGGATGGGATAATACACGTCTTGGCTTAATTCATTGTAATATGACGGTAGGTAGGGTGGTCGAGCACACGTTGGATGAAAAATGGCGAAAACGCATAAAATATGTATTTCAATACCCGACAAATCCTTGGCTGGTGATATGATATGGGCGCACTAATCATACCGGTGGCCGGCGCGGCCATTGGGGGCGCATTGGCATACGGTACAGCTTATACGGCCATCGGTATCAGCCTAGGGTATGTCGCCGGCAGCTTTATCGGCAATGCACTAATAGGCAGCGACAGCCGTGACGTGAAAGGCCCCAGGCTGGATGACCTCACTGTGCAAACTGCCAGCTATGGCGCCGATATCCCGCAGATATATGGCGCCGCACGAGTATCCGGCAATCTCATATGGTCTGCGGATCTGCAGGAACATGAGCACGAAGAAGAATCCGGCGGCGGCGGTAAAGGCGGCGGCGGCAGCAGCAGCACATATACGACGTATACTTATACCTGTAGTTTCGCCTTGGGTTTGTGTGAGGGCGAAATTAGCGGCATCGGCCGTATCTGGTTTGACGGTAAAATTTGGTTGGATAACCGCAACGGCATAATCGAAGCCGCTTACGATCGTGATACGATGCTGCAAAATTACGGTCTGGTCACCTATTCGCGCGGCCAAAAAATAGAACTTTACACCGGCAGTGAAAGCCAGCAACCCGACCCGACGATGGAAAGTTATGAGGGTGCCGGCAACGTGCCGGCGTATCGGGGGTTGGCTTATATTGTGTTCGAGGATATCGACCTGGGAACCGCCGGTCATAAGCCCAGCGTAACGGTCGAGGTTTTTAAGGCCGCCACGCCCGTCGCCGAGTATTATTCATTTAACCGCACACCGACCACGGATACAAACCTATATCCAACCATTACCCCGGACGGCAACTTATTAGTACTGTGTTATAATGCAACCGACGGCTATTTTTTTAGGTTGTTTTCCGGCATGACCTGGAACGAGCTCTATCGTTTCTATCCGCAGGATTTCGGCAGCAATAACTATTCTAATCCGGGCGGCTGGGACTGCCAGGGGATGTGCATCCGCATGGGGGCACCCGACGATTACGGCGTGCCGCAAAACACCATGATGACCCTGTGGGTACAGGCCAGCGGCAATTGGCCGGAGGCCTGGGTGGTCTACCATGACGGCATCTCCGGGGATATCCAAAACCACAAGCAGATCACCGAATGTGCCTGGCCTAACGAGCAGTATCACTGGGCGCAATTCAACGGCATGAGTGCTCAAGATCATGATTTAGTCTTGAAGCAAAAATATTATTATGACGCCGTTATACACCTGCGGACCTGGGATAACCCCAGTGTCGTCGATGTCTTTGGCGGCGGCTCGCTGGATTATCCCGGCATCCTGATCCATGGTCAATCCTATAATCTGTGGATGAACTTAGATGATAAAATCTATGAGTACTACGGCATCAGTAGAGATCAAAAACAAGTCTTTTCGCAAGATTATTGGGACTCAAACATCAGTGGTCTGGATTATGATCCCAACAGCGGACACTGGATTCTTTTCGAGGGCCTTGGCGATCAAGGAAAGGGCTATGTTTATGACAGCGATTGGGATCGGTTATTGATCGACTACTACGAATATGACAGTGATGATTACCCAAGCCTGAGCTCAATTGTTTCATCAATTTGTTTATCCGCCGGTTTGGCTGCCGATCAAATCGACGTGACCGACCTGGCGTCTACCAAAGTAAAGGGTTTTGTGCGCGCCGGTGTGATGACGGCGAACAAGGTAATTGAATTGCTGCAAACCGCATATTTTTTTGATGCCGTTGAAATCGATAAAAAAATTCATTTCGTTTTACGCGACGGGAGCAACGATAAAACGCTGGCGGACGCGGACCTGGGCGCGCACGAGTACGGCAGTGATGCAATCGAAAATATCATTACCGATATGATCAATGAATCTGAGCTGCCGCAAAATGTGCAGATACGCTATATCGATTATGACACCGATTATCAAGTCGGCGTGCAGCGCTATGACGTCTACTTTTCCAATACCGAGCAAACCGTGACAATTGACTTACCCATTATATTGGATCATGACGATGCGCTACAAATAGCACAAAAACACATGATGCAGGCCCATGCTGCAAAATATCGGTACACATTGGCAGTCTCATGGGAGCACATAGATTTGGCCCCCGGCGACGTCATCACGGCCGATAATAATCTAATGCGTATCGAACAAATGGGCATCGCTGAAAATTTATTGAAAATAGTTGGTATTAGTGAATGGGATAGCAGTATCTACCAATCCACCATCGAAGCGCCGGACATTACCTACGACCCCATCCTGCCGGCGATCATAGGAAATACGGCGGTTGTCGCATTGGATATTCCTATATTGTCTATAAATGACAATAATCCGGGGTTTTACTTGGCCGTTTATGGATATACAAGCGGGTGGAGCGGCGCTACATTGGCCTACTCGTCAGACGGCGGCGCCGCCTGGGCGGAAATCAGCGCCGTGGTGTCGGCCAGCATCATCGGCAGAACAAACAGCACCCTGGCAGACGGCAGCGCCTTGATTTGGGATAATGCAAACACAGTCAATATAAGCATTTTCACACCGAGCGGAACTCTGAGCAGTGACACGGAAGCCAACGTGCTATCAAATTCGAACCTGGCGGCCATAGGCAGTCACGGCCGCTGGGAGCTAATCAATTTTTTGGATGCGACCCTGGAGAGTGACGGCACCTACACGTTATCCGGGTTGCTGCGGGGTCGGTACGGCACAGACGCGAATACGGGTAACCACCAGGGCAATGACTATTTTGTGCTGCTGGAGGCATCTAAGCTGGCCCGGCCGCCGCTGGTAGAGGCCGATATCGGGCTGCAACGTGAATACCGCGCCGTCTCTATCGGGAAAAACATCGCCGATGCCGTTACTCAATCTTTTACGAATAGCGCACTAGGGATAAAGCCGTATACGGTCGTAAATGTAGAGGGTGTGCGTGATACCAGCGGTAATTTGACGATCACATGGGTGTGGAGAGACAGAGTATATGGTGCAAATGAGTGGGGCGATTATGCGGCCTCGGACCGCAGCATCGAGGACGATCAGAGCTGTGAAATTGATGTGTATGATACCAGCAGCCCGCCGGCAGTGGTGCGCACCATCACAGTCTCTGATGCCGAAACGACTATTTACACGGCCGCCCAGCAAACTACGGATTTCGGCAGCCCGCAAAGTAGTATCGATATGATAATTTATCAGATGTCGGCCGTGGCGGGACGCGGCCAAGCGAAAGAGGTGACTCTATGACGACTCCGATATTATCGATTACGGAACTGGCCGAAAGCCAGCTTTCTAAATATATAACCGTCAACAGTGCTTTGAGGCGTTTGGAGGCGCTAACCATCCGGGTGCTGGATATCCGCACCTCGGCGCCGCCCGGTAGCCCGGCCAATGGCGATGCCTATATCTGTGGCAGCGGCAGCATCTCCGGGGATTGGAGCGGCTTTGCTGTAAACGACATCGCGTATTATAACGCCGGCTGGTATTCTACCACGCCGGTCGAAGGCCTGCGCGTGTGGGTCAACGATGAGGATAAACTCTATATTTTTTACGGCAGCGCCTGGAATGAATATATCAGTAATGCGCATATCATTGCGCGCCTGGCATCGGTCACGGCCGATATGCAAAACGGCGACGGCGCTACATCGCTTTACACAGTGCCAAGCGGTAAAAAATTTATACCTACTGCCGTTGTAATCCGGAGTCCGTCGGGTAGTCTGGCAGGGGGCACGGACTACGATATAGGCAACACCAACAGCCCTCCGGACCAATGGAAAACAACTATTGATTTATCCGGTATGACCGCAACTACCGATGTAATGGTATTGACCAACGACAACAGTAAATTCACGATATATGATGCCGCAGATGTTTTGACTCTAACTGTTAACACCGGAGCAACCGCCGACACCACGGCAACGGTCGACGTTTTCGGTTATATTTATTGAGTATAATTTTAAATAAAAAAAAATATGGATAATCTCCCGTGAAAACAGATGATGGAAAAATTATAGAAGAAAGAAGTGGTACCATAGGACGGCGCGACGATGACGGCACTTGTCTGATACACCACCAGATATGCAAAACGTATGATAAATGCCTTGATGCCATTAATATTGAGCTCAGCAACAAAGTCAACCGCTGGGTGATAATAAGCCTTACCACGGTTGCCCTGGCGGCCGTGACAGCGCTTTCGACAGTTCTTTTTACCCAGATCGATGCCTTATCAGTACAACTCAAAGAGCACAATAACTTGATACGCGAAATAGCAGTTAAACAAGGGGCCGTTATGGCCACCCAAACCCGTATTATCGAACAAATCAAGTTGATCAAGTAAGGAGAAAAAATGAAAAAAAAATGGTTGGTTTTAGTTCTAACGTTGTCTGTGATACCGACTGTTTGCTTTGCCGACTGGACGGTCACCGTTAACTGGACGGCATCTAAAGATCCAAACCTCAAAAATGAGGTAGTCAATGTCGGCGGTGATCCGAAATGCACAGTCGCAAAAGGCGAGACTGCATCTTGTACTTTCGTGCTCAACACGGTTATTGCGGCCTTGCCGGTCTTAATTTTATCAGTCAATACACAAGGTGCTTACAGTGAATATGAAGCCGGGGAGATTTTTCCGATACCAGCTCCTGCTTCCGGCGGTGTTATTGTGGTTACTTTCAACAAGTAA